TGATCGTGGCGGTTTCTACTTGAGCGGTTCCGGCCACGAATGCGGTCGATCCGGTGGTGTCGTTCGTAGCCAAGTTCAAATCTAGCTCGTTTGCGCTGCCGCATAGGATGGCGCGGAGGGAATAAACAACGTCGGCATCATTGAAATTGACGTTTTGCAGGCTGGTTCCCACCGTAATATTGCCGCTGGTGTTCGTTCCGATTGGTGTGACGGTGGCGGAAAGTCCGTAGCGGGCTTGGATGTTTGCGAGGTCCATTTGGCTTGGTTTTGGTTATTGCATTTCCGGCGAGTATTGCAAGGAAATTGCTTTTGTAAGTAAATTGCGTTTGGTTCTCAAGAAAAGCTCAGCGCCCTCTGATTGCCGTTGCTCGGTGGTCAGTCCGCTGGGGAATGTTGCTAGCCATGTTTCGGGGCGGATCGGCCTACCGCCTCGCCACGTTTGGACTGCGTTATCCGGTGCTGTTTCCTTCCCGCAGAATCGGTGGAAGTATGATCGGAAAATGGAGGACTCTGCGCATCCGGTGCACTTGCTAGCGCGGTCGATTCGTTCAGCGGCTCTTTGCATGACTTCAATTGGAGCGGACCAAATCCCAAGCCACGAATGCGCGGCCAGACGGAACCCCCGCGCCTTGCTTTGAACTCCAGAAAGCCAATCAATTCCTTGATCGGAAAACCAACAATCCGCATCCACCTTGGCAACTATGGACTGACCGTCTGCGTGCTCTGCCATTGTCCGAGCAATACCCACGGAACACTCCGCGCCGAACAATCTCCCGCGCCTGCAGAATGCCGTCACAAGCTCTCTGCGGTGGCTTCCCATTGCCCCCTCGTTGCCGTCCAATACAATCGCCACATTTGCCCCTTGCTCCTCCAGGCGGTCTGCGCATAGGTGTGCCATCGTTCGGTCTGCTAAGGATGAGAAGATGAAGGCTTTCATACGCTATGGCTGTGGTCCTGATCGTCGATCCAGCAGCAGGATTGCACGTATTTGGTTTGCACGTTGGCGTTCAATGCACGTTCGGCAATTGTAGCGTTTACAGCTACGATTGATCCGTTTTCTATGCTTAGTCGGAAAATGATTGATCCGTCCGTTGGCGGATCGCCACCCGGATCGCCATCGCAATCACGCAAGAGTGCATCGCCCGTCCATCCCTCCCCGTCTGGATTTGGGATGTCGATATTTGTATTGCCCTCTTGATCGACCAATCCGTCAACCCAAGTGAGAGCAGTAACCGGAGATTCTCCCTCAATCGTGATCGTTAGCGTTCCGTCTTTCGAGTTTCCGCGAAGCCCTAGCCCGTCCTCGGTTTCGGTGACTACCAACTCGCCCTCGCTGGTGTCGATTGCGCGGAACGTGTAGGTGTTGGTTTCGGGGTCATACTCCTTGAACACCCGCCCGATGTCTTCCGCCGCCCCGGTGAGGTTGTCTAGAATCGGCAACTCCGCGAAGTGATCAATATGTGAGCCTGCGAGAAAGATTTCAAGCCATGGGGCGGAGTGTGTCGCGTCGGCATCGCGTAAAACGGCCAGCTTGTAATGGTAAACGCCAGCCGATCCGGTGTCACTGTCAACCGGGCGCGGTGGAACGTAGTGAACGGAATCCTCGTCTTCTGCTTCGACCTTAATCTCGGTTGGCCCTAGCGTTGTTCCTGGCGCTCCCGCCGGCAGTTCAATGTTTCCCTCGGCGGCGACATTGACGATGACGGAAACCTGCTGGCCGATGCTAATTGGAAATGTTCTGCGGTCGGTTCCCAAGTCGGGCGCAACCGCATCTGCGCCCCATAGAATGTTCCATGGCTTGTGGACGGCGGTTGCGTTGACTGGCGGGGCTTGAACTCCTGGGATTCGCTCGTTAACCCATCCGTCCCAGACGCTGACTTTGTAGGTCGGTGTCGCTTCTGGATCTTCCTTGATGACTTGCAGAAAAACGTCAAAGGGATTTGGAGACGAGCTATTGATTGTCCGCTTCGGTTGCGATACGCTCAAAACCTTTCCGTTCGGTCCCTCCCTGACTGCCCCGCCGTTCATCCCAACGACGTTGTTTGCCCTCATCCAATTAAGCATTTGGACAATGGTTTCTTCAATGGGCATTCCATCCTGTGGATAATCGGGAAATTTCATTTTATGCGGTCCAGAAAATTTCGTCTCGATCAACAAGAACCTTCTTTGTGCCTTTCCATTCGATGGTTCGTTCCCATCTGGTTTGACCTCCCCGCCGCAATCCTCGATCAGCTTCCCTTATCCATTCGTATCCTGATGGAAGCCCGTCAAAACCGGACGGTTCGTCTTTTTGTCCTGCGGTTCCTTCAGGCGGTGGTCCTCCCGCGTATGTTTCGGTTTTTCTGGCAACAGGAGCTTTGTCGATATAGTATTCGATCCCCATCAATATGCCTTTGGCAAACAGCTTTGCATTGTCAGAAAGCTCCCGGTAGTAAACAGCCCCACCGCCTTGATTGAAACCCATTCCCGCAGGTCTGAATTTGTAAAGTGCCTTTTGGTCAACATCCGGCTCATCCTCCCATGCTTTCAGTTCCAATAGGTCGGGTTTTGATAACTCATGAGCACCACCGCCGCCGTTGCGAAATGCTGGATGCTCAAGCATTGGCGTTTGAACATCCGCCCAGTCGATTTCGTAGTTGGTTTCCTGCTTTTGGCCTTGCCCTCCGTCGCCATAGTCTGCTGAGTCAAATTTCCGCTCAACCACCACGGTGAGGATGGCATAATCGGTTCCTTCGATTGGTTCGCCAGAAGCGGATGTCACAAGCCCCCCATAGTCGCCCCACTTCATTCCGGTTTCGACAATGCCGGAAAGCTCGTCAGTCGGCCCGATGTATTCGATGACGTTACGATACGATCCTTCGTCCAAAGTTTCTTTTGGATAGCCAACGCGGCGATACTGAATGATTGGTTCGTTTGCCATTTTACCAAGTCGGTTTTCTGCGAGATGAGTTTCTCAGCTCTCCGTGAATAGCCTTTAGAATCGTGTTTGATTCCTTTGCTAGATTTGTTCTGTCTATTTCCGCTGTATTGGTATGCATCGAGAGCCCTCTGCGCTGGTAATCGCTTACCATGTTTTCGGCAGGTGATGAGCGCCATGATTCATCCGGTTGGAATGCGCGAACCTCGTCAATGATTTCCTGAATCACTTCCGGCATCATCGCAGCAATGGGTGGCCCCATCATTTCGGGAGGTGGAGCAAGGCTTGACGGTGGCCCCATCATTTCAGGTGCGCCAAGCTGCGACTTCATGAAATTCTTGTCAGACGCGGCCCAGCTTTGCGCCATTTCTTGCGCTTTCTTTTTGTCCTCTTCGGTTAGCTGCCCGCCATCATATATCAGATTTTCCGCCAGTTTGCCGAGTTGAAATGCTGGGGTGAGTTCTGCGACTCTTGCCAGCGATTCGGCCAGCTTTATCGCCTTGTCGGTTAGCGTTCCAATCTTTTGACCAGCCTCGGTCAAATCCATTTCATTCAGATTGTCGCCGAGCTTTGTAAGATGCGGAAGAACCGCAACCGCAACCGTTGCGCCAAGCTGCACCATTTTGGTTTCGAGGGCACCGAAAGCGTCACCTACCGCATCAAGTTGTGATGCGTTTTCGCCTAGCGTTTTCCCCAACTGTCCGACTTGTTGGGTTGCTAGATTAAATGCCTCTTTGTCGTTAAATATTGCCAGCAGCTTGCCGCCGCTTTTGCCGAAAATCGCCATCGCTGCCGCCGTTCGTTGCGCTGGGTTTTCGATTGCTGCGATGCTGGTTGCGATTTGCGCGAACGCTTGGCCAGCGTCCATGTTTATCAGCTTTGATGCGGATAGTCCGATTGCCTCAAATGCTGCGCCGTCTGTTCCTGCTAATGCCTTTTGCATCCGCTGCAAAGCGTCTGGAACGGTGGAAGCTGCAAGCCCTGCGTTTTCAAACGCCCGTTGCATTACCACAAGACCCTCCCCAGCCGCTCCAGTCCTCGCCATCATGTCGGCAAGGTCGCCGCCTTGCTGTATGGCCTTTGCCATCGCAACGCCGATTGTGCCAATCCCAGCCGCAACCGCTGGCCCAGTCATCTTTAGCATTGATGCGCCAAAAGAATTAAGCGACTTCCGAGCGGACGCGATGCCCTTGCTCATCTTGTCTTTTAAGGTGAGTTCGGCGTAGATGCTGCCAATGGATCGGGACTTAGCCATTCGGTTTCTTGATTATGAATTCGGCAAACATCTTTTCAATGTCGCCTGCTTGCTCGTCTAACGTCTTGGTCGGTTGCTTTTTCCGCCTGCAATAAGCTGGAAGGAAGTCATCAAGCTTGAGTTGTCTGCCGTTCTTTTTCTTTCCGCCCATGAGTTGAGCCATTGTGAATCTGATAAGCGCGTTGCGGTAGTCTTCGCGTGATTCCTTGGTTTCCCATGCTGCTAGATACTGCGTTGCTTGTTCGGGGTGGCAATCAAGCCACTCGTTTTCGTTCAATCCGAGTTCAATTCTGGCGAATGCGATTTGTTCGAAGTGCTTTTTTTTTCAGCGTCCGGCGACATATCGGAAATCACCCCGAGCACCGCCGCGTGAATGCTTGCCGCCTCGGATTCATGGTCGATTGCGACAAATAAATCCTCTGGCGATTGATACAGCCCGTGCGCATTCGGCGGGAGAATCAACCACAAGAACGATGTGAAAGCCGCTGCCGCTTTTCGTGGCATTGAAAACTCTTTGAAAAGCTGCGACGGATCGACCCCGATCTTCGAACACCGGAACGGGAAGCGGTTGGCGATGTCCTGAGTCCATGCCAACTCAACTTCCTGCCCACCAATCATGGCCTTGTGGATCATGAGTAGGTAATAGCTCCGGTTACTTTGAGTGACGCGGTGAATGTCACCATATCGTCCAATGGAATATCTTCGTCTGGCGGTTGAACGTATGCGTTGAATCCGATGGTAACGCTGTTTGGAAGCGTAATGACAACGGCGCGGATCGTATCAGCGGCAGTGCGGAGCAAATCCTGTCCCGCGTCGGCAGCGTCATAATGCCCGGAGATTTCGCAGGTTCCGCCGTCTTTCAATCCGGGGAGGAATTCGCGGTATCCGTCAGTGGATGAATTATTCGTAGCGTCGATGAAGTTTCGATCAGCGCCCGAGCGAGTAATGGAGGTGACACCACCAACGGCAGACCCGCCGACGCTGATAGTGGTTCCGAATGATTTGGTTTTGGCCATGGTGGTATTTGGTTAGGTGAGAGTGGCGGATGCGCGGTAATCGTAGATTTCCCCGTGCAATTTTGTTTCGTTGTCGTAGCTGGAATTCTGGTTAGTGTATCCGAGCGAAACTTTGGAATCGCCAGGCAACGTAACACCTTCGATGTCGTGCTTGAATTGGCGCATGATGGCGATGGCTTGCGCGTGAGTGGTCGCCCATGCAGAGACTTGTATTAGCGGGAAAACGTGTGAGCGTTCGCCATCAAGTGGGGTTTCGCCTGAACCTGAAACGACGGTTGCCACGATGTAAGGCGGGGCGGTTGTCCCGTCCGCGATGTTCCACGAAAAACGGTCGCCAATCAGAGCGGTTAGCCCTGTGGATGCGTTTACAGCCGTGGTGATGTCTGATTCGAAACTCATTGGCCCGCTTTCTTTCTGAGTCTTGCGACGGTTCGGGTGAGATGTTTATCAAGCCCTTCCGCCATAGCATCCACAACTTGACCTTGCGCTGCGTCGATTGCTGGCCTGATGAATGGCCGTGGCGCAACCCGACTCGATCCAAGCTCGACGAGATGGGAATACTTGTTCGGGTCTTGCGATGCCTCGTAAGGCTGGCCCTTGATGCGCTTGCCTTTGGTCTTTCTGGCGATCCTCGTTCCAAGTGATTTCTTGAATCCGGTTCTTGGGCCGATCCGTGCCGAGTTGATTCCAGCAACTTTCTTCACGCGGATTCCGATGGACTTCTTGATCGATCCGGTATCCTCAACAACGCGAGCCTTTGCCGCCTTTTCGATTGGCTTCGCGCCCGCACGCAAGACTGCGTTTTCCGAAGAACGAATCAACTCTTTCGGCAGACGATCAAGCGCCCGCGAAATGTCGCTCATGCCTTTGATTTTGATTGTGCCGATCATGAGATGGACTGAGTTGCAACCGCGTCAATCAAGAGAAAGTCACCCCGGCCAACTTCCGAGACGCCCTTGATGTCGTAGAATTTTGATTTGTAGAGAATGCGGTGATCGGTGGGATTGATTGCCCGAGTCCTGATGCGGAATTGCTGGTCGTCTTGCGTCCGGTCGGTATCGGCAATCACTGCAGCGCCTGCTTTGTGGCGCACATATTCCGCCCATACTGTTGCATGATCGGCCCATGTTTCCACGCGTGTTCCAGTGTTATCCCTCGTCATGGTGCGCACCTGAATGACGATGCGGCGATCTAGTTTGCCCGGATTCATTCGAACCACCCCCCAACCTTTTGAGATTCGATGAGCGCCCGCAGTCCAAGTGGAACCTCCGTAGCATAACCAGACGATCCAATCGGAATCCGGTTTTCATATAGGTGCGCCACCATCATCTTGATGGCGTGCTTGTGCGATGGCGAGACGTTGTTGATGTTGTTGTTGCCAGCAGTGAATGCAATCTGGATTGCGTCTGGGCGGTCCTCAACATCCGGCAAAGTTCCGGTGAACTGTATCATGCCAGGTTCGCCAGTGGTAATCACCCGGTAATCGTCCGCGCTCATCGTGGTAAGCGTCGAAGCGTCGGGGGCGTAGTATTTTACTGACTCAACCGAAATCAGCGGTGTGCGATACAACGGCGCGGTGTAGAGATAACCAGGTGCTGGAAGCCATCCGTTTGGAAAGACTCCATGCAGAAACAATCCACACCAAGACGCCGATGTCAGCTTGTAGCTAGTCCGCAACGATGCTCGCCCGGTTGCGTTGTCCACGTATTCACGCGAAACGCTAATCAGTTCGGCAATATATTCCATGTCATCCGTCGAATCGACGCGCAAATGGCTAGCCGCCTGATCGTAGGTGATCGGTTCGCTTGCTGGTCGTAGGGTGATGGAATACTGCGGGCGCATTTACTTGGATGCGTTTTCTTTGCCTTCGTGCTTGGCGGTTGCCTTTTCTGGCTTGGACTTTTCAGGTTCGATGAACTCAACTGCGGCGTTGTCGCGGATGAGTTGAACGGCATCCGAATCCTTGATTTCGTGGATGCTTCCAGCTTCGCGGTGTTCGCCGTAAACCAAGACGTTGCGGGTGAATTTGATTTTCATGGGAAAGGGATAGGGACGGGGTGAATTGCTCCACCCCGTCCGGTTGGGTGTTAGTCGCCGAGTGCGTCGAGCATTGCGGCAAACGACTTCGGACGGACAACGCCACCGTCGTAGTAGGTGGATGCAACAAGCGTGTAGAGTCCGCTGATTGCGTTGGTCTTGTCGCGGATCATTTCCAGCGAAATGCCACCCCAATATCCGACGTAGAAGTCAGCGAAGTTACCAAAGAAGATAGCCGAGCAAGTCGAGCTGGATGATCCTTTGGTAAGCGCCGAGCTAACCGCTTCGGTGAAGAACACCGGGCGGCCTGCAAGCCGTGGATTCTCAAGGTCATTGAGAAGCATGATACTGTCGGTGGATGCAACTTTCGGGGTGACCGCAAGTTTTGCTTCCATGTCGCCGTTAGTCACGAATGCGGGATTTCCGGCATAAGCGTTTGCGGTGCGAACGGCCTTGCGAAGCGCGACGAGATGCGCCCAAGTTGGAGCGAGTCCGTTAGTGCCGCCAGCAACCGACCCAATGCCGGAAGTTCCAGCGATGCCAGTTGGCTCGTTGGTTCCGCCACCGTGGAAGAATGCCACTTCTTGAATACCGAGCATTTGGTTTGTGATCATCGTCCGAAGCGATGTTTCAACCGCCACGCTGGACTGATTGAGAAGGCTTTCGGAGATGTCGATATAAGCTGGCAACCTGCGAGGGGTGAGAGACAGCATTGCGGTGAGCGGGCTGACTTCATCAGCGGTTGCGTTTTCGGCTTTCTTCGCTGGATTGGTTCCGGCAGTGAGTCGAGGGAAATCGACGGGGCCTTTGAGTCCCATCAAAACCGTTGCCCCGGCCTGACGGATAACTGATGCGTTGAAGAAGTCATCAAGCAATCCGCGCTTTTCGGTGGCGATAGTCATTCCGCCCTGATCGCCCGTGGTCGAAGTGGTTCCGGTCGCGGTCATGTCGCGGTTTTCGCGGCTGACAAAGAACGCGGGAAGAACAAGACCGCTGGTGCTAACACCCGCAGCGCGAGCCTCATCAATTCCGGCCTGAATCATTTCGGCTTCGATGCCATCCAAAGCGCCAACCCTTGCGCCCGTTGCGTCACGGTGCATATAGTTGACGAGCTTTGCGAAGTCGAACTTGGCAACGTCTCGCTGCTCTTGGCGGGAAAGCTCCTGCGGCTTTTGAGAAAGGAAAGAAATCGAACGGACTTCTTGATGGATGTCCTCGTTGATTTTCTCAACTTCATCGTTGATAGCGCGAATTTTGTTGCGCTCGTCGTCAGTAAACCCGCGCTTTTCAGCTTCAAGTTTCTGTGTGATCGCTTGGGCCTCTTTCAGCTTAGCCCCGCGAGTTTCGTTCAGCGTTTTGAGTAGTGTGCTCATGGTGTTGTTTTGTGTAATGGGCGGGTTAGATGCCGAGACGAGCGGCCCAATCGCTCACTTCGGTGAGTTCTTCTTGCGAAGGTTTTTCTTCCGGCTTATTCGGCTCGGATTGATTTTGGAAATCTTCCAGCGAACGCAGCGCAACGGTTGCGTCGGGATATGCCGCATAGGTGACAGGCGAAACGTCGTAGAGTCTCGACACCTTGTTGATGGTCCGCTTGTAAACGACTGGCCCGTCTCCCGATTGATTGCTTTCCCACTTTTCGCCCTCCTTTTCGACGGTGAAGGAGAACGATGATTGATCCACATCGCCACGCTTCAGGCTGGTCACAAGGTCGCGCCCGACTTGCGTATCCGGGGCTTCGAATTCATACCACAATCCGACGCTATCCACGCCAATCTTTAGGCTGCCTTCGCCGTTCTTGGATCGTGCGAGGATGGCGCTTGATTCGTGATTGAATAGCGCCCGAACGTCATCATTAAGAACGTCGTCAAACGCTCCTGGACTGATGATTTCATAGAACTGGTAGTTCGATGATCCAAGGTTTTCCGACTCTCGGTTATACACGGCAGCGTATCCGCGCACGATCTTTGAGTCCTTGCCTTCCGTATCGGCGCGAAGCTCGATCTTGTTGGAAACAAAGCGCGTTTCCTTGGTTGGTAAATCTTTCGGTTTCATGGTTGCGCTGGTTCTGGTTCGTTTTGCGCTGGTTGGTTCTGCGGAGTGCCGCCGCTTGCGTTGAATGGCCGTCCGTAATCGTCGCCGCCGTCTTCTGCGCTGATGGTCGGCTCATCCAGCTTGCGGCGAATGTCATTGGCGCTGTAAACGCCGATGTTCCGCATGGTCTGGAAGTATGCGGCGGTGTCTTGCCGTGAGACGCTGGCGAGTTCGTCACGATCAAACCGGAAATAGTATCCCGACTCCAATTCGGCGGTTGTTAGAAGCGTTTGATTTAACGCTTGCTCGAAAGCGACAAGGTGAGGATCAAGACAGAAATTGAGGAAACCGAGAGTTTGCTCCTGAATGCCAGTCCCCCAAGTGGTTGACGCGGTGGAATCTCCAATCAGGAATGGAGGAATGCCATAGTGGCGGGCGATTTCCTGAAGTTCAAAGCGGCGGGATTCGATGAATTGAGCATCGGACATGCTCATTCCGTTGGTTTGCTTGAAGTCAAATCCGCCGTTCAGGATTGGAACCCGGCCAGCATTGACCGCGCCCGCAACATTCCGTTGCCATTCTTCCCGAGCATCCTTGATTTTGTCGGCTGGTAGGTTGGTTTGACTGACCAAATAGCCGGGGAACATCGTGCCATCACGCATGAGACGACCCGCCGCTGATGTCTGGCTCATCGCCGTGCCGATAGATTCACGCAAGAGGGTGATGGGCGAAACGCCACGCGCCCCGTCCCGGCATTCGCCCTTGATGTGGATCATGTCGGCCCGGTTCAGCGCGTCCGTTTGGCCTTGAATTTCGTAGCTGATGAAAGCCTCGCCGTTTGGCTTCTTGACTAGCTTTGGATCAACATCGCACGGCGCAACCCATTGGATCGAACGAGGCTGGAAGTATGCGTCACGGTAAACCCGAGCGTATCCGTTACCCCCAAGGCATTTTCCGGTCATCATGAGCTTGCGAAGCTCAAATGAGGTGTGCAAATCAGATGGCGTTCCTGCCAAAAGGCGAATCGCAGGGTGTTTCGTGATCGGTTTCGGTCCCTTTTTGCTGGTCTGGTAAAGCTCGATGGGGAGTTTTGCCACCATGTCCGAGAGCAATCGGACGCATGCGAGGACGGCGGAAACGGTCAAAGCCGAACGCTCGTTGACCGGAGCGCCGGAACTTGCTGGATGGCCGAGGATTTCGACGATTCGTCCCGTCTTTAGGTCGCCTAAATACTCCTGAGACGAGCGTTTTTCCGGCAGATTCCGGCCAACTGGCAGGACAATCGCGGGCGCGTCTTCGCTCGGAACGTCAGGGGCATTACGCCCCCGACGCCGAAAACCCAAACTAGAAAAGACGCTTCGGTAACCCGACACGAAACGGAATTACCGCAAACCGATTGCAAATGCAAACAAATTGTATTTTGGCGGGAAGATTATTTCTGGTTGACAACTTAACCGCTTATGGTAAATCCACGCCAATGATTTGCCCGCACTGCAAAAAAGACATTCCCGATTCCGCCGTTGCAAAACACCTCGCGGCGAAAGGCGGGAAAGCAGGTAAGCGGACCATCACGCCAGACCAGCAAAAGAAGATGCAGGCGGCAAAGAAAGCCAAACTGGAAACCACATGAAAACAAACAAAACGCTAAACTACCTTTTCAGCAAAAAGGCAAAAATCCTGAAATCCAATCGCAGGCTTTTGGACTCAGCAGCCAAAAAAAAGCGCGCCCTTACCTCTAAAGAGTTGCAAAAACTTGAGTCGGATTTCGCCAAGGTTGAAACGATTAATTTGGAAATTGCTGAAAATTACGCGTCTCTTGCTTCGCTTGGTCCTGGCGTGATTATTCAAGATCAAACCACACAAACCATGAAAAGCCTGACAGAAATGAAGGAATCCCTAATGATGGGCCTTGAGGAATACGAAGAAGCTGTTTTCGAGCAAGCCACAAAAGATGTTGTCGAGATTGCTGAAATAAGCGCGAGTTGGTCAAACGATGAAGACATTAAGGAAGACGTGTCACTTATTGATCAATTCAAAATAATCCTTTATGTCCCAAGTGAAGACCGCGAAGGAACAAGAATCAAAAAAACTTTACGCGATCTAGCGAAGGAGATAGTTGATATTGGGATGGTTATTGATGATTCAATCTTTGCCGCTGACGCTTTTCAGGAAATGTCGGATTTGCTGCGCGAAGTTGGAGAAAGGTATCTAGCAATTTACAAGTTTGCTGAAAATCCTCCAGAAAAGGTAACGACAATGGACGATATTCACGCAAGATGGCCCGGCGAACAGATTCCAACGAATGATGAAATTGAGTCTTTTCTTTTAGAGAACGGGCCATTTGATCAGAGAAAAGGAAAATATTTCATGAGTCTCGTCGGAGTGGATCGTGATTTCTACAATAAAATGTTGTTTAACTGTCTTCTGATTCCAATCTGTGTAGGGAATCTTTCTGAATCTCTTTTTGAATTTGTTTCAAAAGACTTTTGATCTTCTGATCGGTGGTTCCTTTTACCCGTGAAACCACCAAATCAGGAATCTAGATGCCGCGTATCCGGCAAAGCCAATGCCATAGACAGCCCATGTTCCGCCGCAGACGGCAATGACGACGCCCACGAGAATAGCCAGAATTGAAAGCGCATAGCAGGCCTTGAGAATCTTTCCAGTCGATTGAGTGGTTGTCGGTTTCATGGTTTTAGAAATCAAACATCGGCCCGCTTGGTTCGGGGTCGCGTGTCATAGCTCTGCTTAGGGCCATGATCGCCGCAACCACCGGGTCAATCTTATTCTGCGCGACCTCTTTCCGGGGAAAGACGTTCCCGTTGGCATCTTCCTTCCCTGTCGTGTTGCCAACCGTCCATGCAAGCAACGGGTCGCCATCGTGGATGATTCGACCGGAGCGAATCAAAGCGTCAAGCTCCTTCATCGGTTCCGACATGGTGCGTGTCTTTAGGTCAAAGATCACGATTGGCGCTCCCTCTTCGGTTAGTTCCCTGAAAACCTGCCACCCGTTCCAAGGATCGGAAGGAATCTCAATCACGTTGTAATCTTTGCATATTTCCAGCATGTGCGCTTTCACTGGCTCGTAATCCATCACGGTTTCTCCGCTGGTTTCCAATAGCCCCATGATGTGCCATGTCCTGAAGTGTTGATTTTCCGGCCTATCAAGTGCCGATTCAGGCAGGAAGTATTTTCCAAACAGCGCGTATTTCCTTTCCGGCAGGCAAAACAATTGCATAACCACGGTTAGGTCGTGCTTAACTGACAAGTCGCAAGCCAGATAAGAAGGGTATTGTTTGTAATCCTCGCGCTTGATTTCAGGCTTTCCGAGTGATTCCCACTCCGAGACGTTGAAGTAACCGTCCTTCGCGCTAACCCACTGGTTGAGATACTTGGTTTTGAACGCCGATTGCTTCCGAGCGTTCTGTTGCGCAACTTTCAACTCGGCAAGTATCCGCTCTTCGTTGATGGAAATTCCCCAGTTCGGATTGGCTTTGATTAGTGCCGCTTCCGAATCCCATCGGTCGTCTCCATCGATTGTCCAAATGACGCAGAAAGTCGTTTCATCTTCGAAGCCTCCGGTGTTTTCAAGGATACGCTCGCACGCCTTCCAGTCCTCCCGGCATGGTCCTGCGGTATCAGCGCCCGCCGTGCTGATGACGAGCGACAAAGGTTGCTCTCGCGCCCCCATACCCGTCTCCATGGTGTCGATCAGTTCGCTGGTCTTGTGTTCGTGATACTCGTCAATGATGGCGCAATGTGGCGACGATCCATCACCCGGCTTGCCAATGACCGGGAGAAACTTCGAATTGTCGATTTGGACAATCGATGGAGACGACCGATGGGATTCGG